ACTTTAACCAGTCTCTCCTTTCGTCGGAGGGACGTGTTATCAACACTTGGGCAGACATTCTCAACCGTGCTAACCTCGGTTTTGAAGTGATGCACGAGCGTAATGCTCATAACTTCCCTCTCGATCTTGCTGCTGCTTCTAGCACTCCTGTTGCTCTGACTGCACCTGCAATCGGTTGATATTTTAAAATATAACTAAATTAAGGGGGTATTTTACCCCCTTTTTAATGCTTATGATCGACAAAGAAACACCATACAAACTTGCAGAAATTATTAGAGATACATGGCCAAATCTCTATAGACCTCCCAAAGACTATGTTCCTCCTGCTAAAAGAAAGACAACTAAATAATTTAACAATAGTTTTATTTTTATGGCATCAAATGCTATTCCTGCATATGGAACTTTAGGACCCGTATGTGATCCAGATATAGTAGTTGTTCCAAAAGTCACTACAGATCCAAATTTAGTTGACAAAACAACTCTTACAGATTATACTAATCTGGATACCTTTCCTCAGGATGCAGATTCTAGAAAACAATTTTTGGATATGCTTTATTATAATCCTATTGTTGGATATGGGTATAATACTCAGGGAGAATTAACTTTTGTATATGCAAATGATTACATAGAAGATCCTTTTATTTTAGGGTTAAAAACTGACATTACAAATTATATAAAATCATATCCCGCATATGAATTAGCGTCTGGATATTATGCAGATCCTGTTATTCCAGGAGAAACAGTTATTACAGCAGTACCATCAGGAACTTTTAATCAATGATTATGGATAAAGAACAATTTATTAAAGAAGCATTGGAAGATTTAAATCTGACAGAAGAAGATCTTGTTATTCATGAAGGAACACAAGAAATAGTTGCAGAGGAAGTTGTACCAGAACTTCCAGAAAATTTGGAAGAATTAGAAGTTCCAAAAGAATTTATTGAAGAATTTAATAGTGAGAATATCGATGCTATTGATAAAGCATTTGATAATAAATCTTTCTTAATTGAAAGACAACTTGCCGAAATTCGTGATCTTGCAAAACTTCATGAGAAGCGAGCAACCGAACAGTGGGATGATAAAAGATTTTTCAAAGAAGTTAGAAAGGTAGAGAGGAAACATAAATCTGCTTGGCATCAGGTCAAAATGCTTGACAAAAGAGAAAAGGCATAGTAAGATACTATCTTACTGGAAGAGTGGCTGAGTGGTTGAAGGCAGCGGTTTGCTAAACCGTCGAAGGAGTTAATCCTTCCAAGAGTTCGAATCTCTTCTCTTCCGTTGTCCTTATGGACATATTGTAAAATTGGGTTGAACAAATCTATGAAAAATATTATTACTATTACTGCTCTTTCTTTGCTCGCAGCACCTGCTATGGCAGCCCCTTATGTAGAGTCTAAAACTACTGGTGCTATGTCTGACGGTGATTATCGTGGCACTCAAACTGAACTTCGTGCTGGCTATGAGCAAGCAGTTGGAAGCGGTGTGAAACTCTACGGTGAAGTTGGTCCTGGTTATGAGTGGAACAACGGTGGCACCAATGAGTATGTGACCGTTGGTGAGATTGGTGTTCAGGCACCTCTTGCTGATAAGATTTCCCTCAAAGCTAAGCTTACTGGTGAGTATGGTGGTCGCTCTGAAGTCTTTGATATGGGTGGTGAAGTAAAAGTTCGTTATTCTTTCTGATATAGATAGATACGAGTGGGGAGGAAACTCCCTCAAATTTGGAAGGGTGGCCGAGTGGTTGATGGCAGCAGTCTTGAAAACTGCCGTGTGATGAGCACCGTGGGTTCGAATCCCACCTCTTCCGTTTCGGGGTGTAGCGCAGCTTGGTAGCGCAACTGCTTTGGGAGCAGTGGGTCGGGGGTTCGAATCCCTCCACTCCGATTAAACTAATAAGGAGTTTAAAATGAATTTTGCTGTTTATACAAGACCTGGATGCCCATACTGTGATAGAATTAAAGAAGTTCTAACAGTAAAAGGTTTAAATTTTCAGGAGTATGTATTGAACCGTGATTTTAATAAAGAGCAATTCTATACACAATTTGGACAAGGATCTACATTCCCTCAGGTTCTAATGAACGATAAGAATTTGGGTGGATGTACAGATAGTATCAAGTACCTCCACGAACAAGGTATTATTTGAAATAAATACTTTTAACTATAGTTACCAGGGAGGTTGGGTCTTTATAATTTCACTTACTTAAGGAGGACCCATGGAGCATTTAGAGTTTATTATCATGTCAGTATTCCTAACCATCGGTGGATTTGGGTTAGGATTTGTTTTAGGATGGATGGCTAATAATGTATTCTCTGTTTGGGCAGAGAACGCTTCTTATGCCAAGAGCATTACTCATCCAGAGATGCTAGACGAAGACGGTCATGTGTTAAGAGATGACCTGATCTACTTGACTTTTGGAGATGAAGATGATATGATAGATGACGAAGACGAATGAAGGTCTAAGATGATTTTGATTGATATGAATCAGGTTTGTATTTCAAACCTGATGATGCACTTGAATTCTATTGGTAAAAAACAACCTATTGACGAAGGACTAGTTCGCCATATGATTTTGACTTCTCTTAAGGGATATAAGTCAAAGTTTTCTGAATATGGCGAACTAGTCCTTTGTTATGATTCCAAAAATTACTGGAGACGTGAAAAGTTTCCTTTCTATAAAGGAACTAGGAAAAAAGATAGAGAAAAATCTAGTTATGATTGGACGAATATCTTTGATATTTTGAACAAACTTAAATTAGAATTTAAAGATTATCTTCCATATAAGCTTGTTGAAGTTAATGGTGCAGAAGCAGACGATATTATTTCAGTCTTGTGTAAAAGACAAGCAGTTCTAAATATCAAATTGCAGAAAGATGATAAACCAATTGAAAAGGTTTTGGTTCTTTCTGGAGATAAGGATTTCATACAACTACAAAAGTATCCTTTTGTGAAACAGTATAATCCAACTCAAAAGAAATATGTGAGTGGGATGGATCCTAAAATGTATATCAAAGAACATGTGATTAAAGGAGATCGTTCAGACGGTATTCCTAATTTTCTTTCTTCTGATGATACTTTTATTGCAGGACTAAGGCAAAAACCACTTACTAAAAAGAATATTGAGAAGTGGATTACTATGTCACCAGAACAATTCTGTTCTACAACTCAGCAGCAACAGAACTATGAACGAAATCTACACCTTATTGATTTCACATATATACCTATAGAAGTAGAAAATAATATTATCGCAGAGTTCGATAGTATTCAACCAGCATCAAGATCTTTGATGTATGATTACTTCATTAAATCCAAACTTGTTATTTTACTTGATAGTATAGGAGAATTTTAAAATGGCCGTTGAAACTTATACACCTCTTATTTCAGAGGTAATGCAAAAAGTATCTAATGCAAAAACTAAAAAAGAAAAGATTGAACTTTTGCAAAAGCATAGTAGTCAAGCTCTTCGTAGCATTCTGATCTGGAACTATGATGATAGTGTCGAAAGTCTAATTCCAGAAGGAGAAGTTCCTTATACCCCTAATGAAGCACCGATTGGTACAGAACATACAACTCTTAATCAAGAATATGTACGTTTGTATAACTTTGTTAAGGGTGGGAACAATGAGATCAAGCAGATCGAAAGAGAGAATATGTTTATTCGTATGCTTGAAGGATTACATCAAGATGAAGCAGCACTCCTTTGTCTAGTTAAGGATAAAGATTTGCAGAAAAAATACAAGATTACAAAAGCATGTGTACAAGAAGCATTTCCTCAAATTCAGTGGGGGAATAGAAGTTAATGGTAACAGAAAGAGATACACCTCATTTTAAAAAATATGGAGTTCATCTCATTTATATTAATTGTGATCCTAGTTATGCCGAAAATAGACAATTACCTAGAGATGCAATCTTAGTAGAATGTGAAATGGATGATACAATATGGTTCGATATTGTTAAAGGTTATTCTAGATCTGCAATATTTGATGCATATTATGATTTACTAGGAGGAGTAATAAAATCTTTTTCTTGGACAAAAGGTACTATTCCTCCAAAGTCTTGGGATTATCAAAATAAACCTAAAGATAAGAAAAACTCATGACTACTAAAAATAAAAAGACTACAGTATTTCTAGATCCTAGAGCATTAATTGAAGAACCTTTAGAAGAGAGTACTGAAGACCAAGAAGAGTTAGAAAAAATTGAAAAGGCAGTTGCATTTTTAATGTCTACTATCAGTCTTTTGATTTTCAAACCTTTAATCTTCATGTTAATATGGAACTTAACTATTCCAAATGTATATTCATCAGTTAAACCTTTCAACTACTTGCAATCTGTTGGAGTTTTTGTTATGATAACCATGTTGAGGAGAACTAAATGACAGTAAAACTTATTAGTGTAACACCTGATGCCGAAAAGACAATGGCATATATTGCGCGAGTTTCTAATCCTGCTAACCAGGAGAACGAGAAGTTTGCAGGGTTACTTGCTTATTGTATTAAGCATAATCATTGGTCTGTGTTTGAACAGGCTACTATGACCCTAGAAATTGAAACTACTCGTGGCATCGCTGCTCAGATACTTCGTCATAGGAGCTTTACATATCAAGAATTTTCGCAACGCTATGCTGATGCAACTCTTCTTGGTGAAGAACTTCCTGTTCCTGATCTACGTCGTCAGGATACTAAGAACCGTCAGAACTCTACTGATGACTTTGATCCTGAACTGAAGCGTAGTTTTGAACGTCGTATCAAGCATGTGTTTGCTGACATCATGGATCTCTATGATGATATGCTTCACGCTGGTGTTGCTAAGGAGTGTGCTCGTTTTGTACTTCCTCTTGCAACTCCAACCCGTATCTACATGACTGGATCATGCAGGTCATGGATTCATTATATTAATCTTCGTTCTGCTAATGGAACACAGAAAGAACACATGGATA